CTCAGTTATCCCAACTGGCTCCGCAGGGAAATCATCCTTACTCAAGGGGACGGTGAAGTCCGCCCCCTGAGGGAGCACCATAGTGATCTTTTTAAAGAGCATTATGTGCTGGACCCAGGGAGTTAGGAAATCAAATTCTTTCACCTCCGAGTAGAAACTCGAGAGCCCAGTAAAACTGGGAACACGTGAAATCTTTTGAAGTCGGTCCACCAGCTCCGCTAGCGGAGCAAATGGATCCCCGAGCTCGTCATCGGAAAGGACGACAAGGTCGTTCTTCACCCGAAGACAGAGCTCCTGGGCCGACCTAACTTGGTCTATGATACCCGGCTCCGTGAGGGCCCAGCCCTCAGTTGCTTCCGCATACTCCTCATTCTCACGAAGGAGAGAGTAATCAGATGTGGATTCATCAATGGTACTCACACCAAACATAGTTTGGTATGAATCCTTGATGATGGGCCATAGAGCAGAATCCATCACCCTCGTAAGAGGGTTAAAGATTCTGTCGGCATCTAGAGGATTCTCTAGATTCCGTCCAGGTCCCCTCACAGGGACCCCATGCTCCGTGGAAACCGGTTTAGTGCCTAAACCGAGAACCTCCCTGGTTCTTGAGGATGCACGAGACGTCGAACCCATGGTACTAGGTAAAACTAGTATCCCTGGTAATTCGGGGGCTTTACCTCCGGCTCCAGTTCGGTATATCGCGCGCGGCAACCAGCCGCATTCGGTAATACCATCTTGCCACATCCTAAAACGGATGGAAGCAAGTTGGAGCCTGTCGATCTCACGATCGAACTCCCGCACTAGCTTCACAGCTAAGGCGAGGGCGTAGGCCCGCTCGAGGTCTTTCTCAAGAACTCGAGCGAGCTCATGTCTTCCCTGGTCTCCGGCTATGGCCTCTACCTTGTTTCGCAATGCGAGCAAGAAGGGCATAAACCCGGACCCTTGGATACCTAGTAGGTCCAATACGGACCTACTGAAAGCTCCAAAGGCACTGATCAGGGCGGACTGAGTAATTCTACCCAGTCTCCCACAACTCCAAGCTCTAACAGAAGAACGATAGTCCTTCTGTGAGAGCAAGAGTCGTAAGAAGCGCGCTATTGTCAGACCATTGTCCAACCATCCCCGGCGAGCAGCACGAAGTGCTTGCTCAAGTCTTTGAGAATAGGTTTTGATACCTAGCTCCTCTTTCAACGAGAGCGGAGATAAATTAACTCCGTCCTTGAAAATCTGAGAAGCGAAAATGAAAAGACTGCCGGATAGGGTTTTGGACTCGGACGTCGGAACACATAGCCCGCCCGCGACCTCACGGTACTTTTGTGCCACGAGCTCATTGGCGGTCACGTTATCGTCTCCTAAGATCCGATAATCCACAAAGAAGACAGGGTCTAAACCCGTCTTCCAAGCAGCGAATAGCTCAAGTGCATGATGCACGAGCGCCATCGAAGGCCATGAGGAAAGGGTCCCCATGGGCTGGCCCCTCCCGTAGCGGACACGAGTGCCGCGTAGAGAAGGAGTGACTAATTTTGAGTCGGGAACTAAAAACGTTCTGTCAGTCAGTAGAGTTATCCATAATTCCACTGTGTCTTCACTCAGCACACCTCTGAAGAGGGATCTGTACAATGCGATGGGTATTAGGTCAGTAGCATTTTTAAGATCGATTGAATCGGTCTTATTACCCGTTATTTTGATACGGGATGCGAAGGTCTGTAAAGACTCTTCCTGATTAAAAGTACCATCGGTTGGAAGATAAGATAAAATCTTCATCATCCAATCATGCACTGGTGACATGAGTCGCTGTGTCCAGTAATCAACGATTGCAACGGTTCTCACCTTGCCTGCTGGCTCCGGTAGGAGCTCGAGTTTAGACAACTCGACTTGGATTGGAGCATTAGCTCCTCCAGGCGTAGCAGATTGCATCCATTGATTAATGATGCAAGAATCGAGACCCTGTACACAACGCTGGAAGACTTCCGGCGTGCGCTTATCACCAACATGCTTCGCCCATTCAAGGGGCCAGTTCACTTCTTCAAG